TGGGACATTGTAGAAAAGCGCATGGAAGCTGGTTGCAGTGGTATTGAAATTGCCGCATCTCTTCATGTTGATGCTGATACATTTTATAATAGATTTAAACTAGAATACGGTAAGAGTTTTCAGGATTATTCGGCTAAATTTTATAGTGTAGGGGATGCTAATTTAAAGTTTACACAATATATGAAAGCAATCAATGGAAACATACCAATGCTTCAGTTATTGGGAAAAGAAAGATTGGGACAAGGAAAAACAGATAATCAATCTAATAACATCATATCGGAACATCATCTAGAAACGTTGACTATTTTAAATCAAAATCCCGATCTAGTAAAGATAGCAAGAGATCCCGAGATTATGAAATTCATCAGAGAAAAATACAATGTGGGAAACGCACCCTCCAGTTGAATCATTAGTAGATAAGAGATCTAGACTTGAAAATCTCTACTACGTCATAGACAAATCAGGAAATAAAATTCCATTCAAACTCAATTGGGCTCAAGAGCAGCTTCACAATGATAGGTGGAACAAAACTATCATTCTAAAAGCTCGTCAATTAGGTTGTACAACATTTTGGGCCATCGATTTTTTAGATGATTGCTTCTGGAATACAAATATGACTGCTGGAATTATTGCACACCGTCGTGAGGATGCAGAAAATATATTTCGTTCAAAAGTTAAATTTGCATATGATAACATGCCTTCCTGGGCTAAAGATTATAACATTGCAAGAAATGATAGAGCCGGTGAATTAATGTTTAAAAACGGTTCAAACTATCGTGTAAGCACTGGATTTAGATCTGGCACATGCAATAGATTACTTGTTAGTGAGTATGGAAAAATATGTTGTCAATCCCCTGATGTATCGAAAGAAATAATGACTGGATCTTTGAATACTGTTGCAGAAGATCAGGTTGTCGTGGTAGAAAGCACAGCAGAAGGACGAGAAGGAAACTTTTATAGTATGTGTCAAGAGGCACGTAAAGTAAAAGAAAGTGGACGAAAGTTGACGAATATGGATTTTAAATTTCATTTTCTTAGCTGGATGGATGAACCAAGTTATAGATTAAAATAATCTATTATAAACATGATAAAATTAGGAAAATTATGACAGCAGATTTAGATAAAGGTCTTACACTTACGACAAAAGACCAAATATTGATAGATTTATGGGAAAATCCAAATAGAAAAAACAAAGAAAAAGCGGTTGTAGAATATGTTAAGTCATCTAAAACTACAATGAAAATATTTGTGTGTTTTTCTTCTGCTGTTATTGTGGCTGGAACTGCTGCTACAGGAGTTGCCGTTGGCACTGTTGCTGGTGCAGGAATAGGAACATGGGTAGAACCTGGACTTGGTACAAGAGTTGGAATGTATGTTGGAGGAAGTTTAGGAGGTATTGCTGGAACTGCTGTTGGTACTTTGGTAGCAAAACGTACAATCACAGTTGTAATACCAAGAACTAAATTTTTCGCAAGATGGAAGATGGAAGCTCTAAAAGAAAACCTATATCCTCTATTTGAAAAGCTTTTGAAAGAAAATGTTTTTTGCGATCTTATATGTCCAATAACATCTGAACTTCCTATTGTTCCAGTACAAGCTCCTTGTGGTCATATATATGATCAAGAAGCTATTGAAAAATGGTTAAACTCAAGACAAAAAGGCGCACGATACTGCACCCTGGGTTGTGAAAAACCTTTTACAGTTTATGATTTAATATATTGTGAAGAGCATTTAAGAAAGATAATGAATGCAGCAAATGCAAGGATTAAAGAGTTGAAAGCTCAAAATGATAAAAACTCTAGATACTTAGCCAATGGATTAGATTTTCACAATCAAGACACTTCTTCTGTGTCAAATAATGTTTTTAGTAGCGTGGTCAAAGATGAAATCCGATCTTCTTTAGATCGAGGAATGGACGAGGAACGTTTTTTGGAAGCAGCAAGACAACTATATCGTCAAGAAAAAAGCCTGAGTCAAAAAAAATTAACTGTGTAAGGAATTTATTATGCCAACAATGGAATGTGAATTAAGACGACCAAATCAATCTATAGGCATGCAACATGCATATAGACTTTATTTTGGTGAAACTGGACTCAAAAGAGAAGAAGCATATCAAATAAAGAAAAATTATCCAAAAGAATGTCATGTTATGTTTGGAAGGGCTCTTGTATCAGATGGAATACTTTCTGAAAATGATTTAAATGAAGATCAACTTAGCTTTATTGAAAAAAAATTTATTGAATTACTGGATTTGGCTTATGAAAATCCCAAGGCATCTCTTACGGCATCCTGTGTATATCTAGGTGGGATGACAGCAGCCATTGTTTTTTTTTGCCGTTATATCTCGCACCGGGGATTTTAATTACAGTGGTAGTTTATACAAAATCTTTTGAAAAGAAGTTTTCTAAGGACATCTTAAATGGACATAGTCATTAGCAAAGAGACCAATGATTACTTAGATCGAATCGAAAGAGAAAGTCAACGTAAAATTGACAAAGAGCAGAGACGTTGGTATGAGATGAAACAGCGTCTTTTAGGAGATTCTATTAAACAGGAGTACCCTAGCAATCCTGAAGAAGCGTTTGAGTCGGCTAATGAAGGGTTATATTATGGGGCGCAGATTTCAAAAATTCGTGAAAAGGGAGGAATTTGTAGTGTCCCTTATGATGAGTTTCAATTAGTTCATACTGCATGGGATATTGGAGTACATGATTACACTTCAATATGGTGCTTTCAGTTAGGTATGGGTGGACAAGTCAAGATCATTAATTTCTATGAAAATCATGGGGAAAAGGCCACATTTTATTGTGATTGGTTGAATGATCAGAAATATAAATTTGGCCGTCATATTTTCCCTCATGATGGTTTAAATCACGATGCGCAGATGACGACTTGGGTTGATCTATGTAAAGCGGTTTTACATGGAAAGTATGTGGTGTTACCTAGAGAAACTAAGGGCATATTTGATGGCATCAATGTGGTTAGATCTATTCTAGGGCGTTGTGTATTTGATGAAAAGAATTGCAGAAAAGGGATCGAACATTTAGAAGGCTACAGAAAATTATGGGATGATAAACTCGGCTGCTACCACAATACACCACTTCATGATCTTCACAGCCATGCAAGCGATGCATTTAGAATGCTAGCAATAGGTATAAAGGGAATGGAAGCATCTCAAGGTGGAAGCATTGAAAATGATCTGAAGGCAATCAATAGGTATTTTTCTTGACTAACAGTGAAAATCTAAAAAGACTGCAAGACATGATAAACGAGATTAAAGGTGTTGCAGCAATGTCTAGAGCATCTTTACAAGATAAAAAAGAATTTCAGGAAATTTCATCGAGCATGAAAGAAGTCACATATCAATTAAAAAGTTATGGATTGTACAGAGGCTATATTTACAATCACATAAGAAAAATCTACAAGAATTTGGATGATATCAATGACACGGTTGAAGATATTTCTAGAAATCAACATATTTTTATGAATCAAATGGCTGATAGATTTAAGATGGTAGAAGAATTGCTCATCGACCTACATAAAAAACAATCTATAAATCTCCCTTGAAATAATTAAAATTTTTTCCTCAAGATGAGTTTTTAACTTGAGGAGTCATTCGTGCCTGTCTTACAGCCTCCAAAGCTTCTTCTTTGGTTTCAAATTCTCCTATCAGGATATTTTTATAATTTCTCATACATCTTGCACGCCATTTTCCATTTTCTTTTCGATAAGAAACTCCTTTATTTTCTCCTTTTGATCGCACTAAACGACCTTTATCGATCATATCTTGAGTGTTTTCTTTTGGAGTTCCTAAAAAAAGGTGTTGAGGATTTACGCAAGCAGGCTTATCACATTTGTGACAGACATATAAATTCTCATCAAATTTACCATAAGCTAAAAAATAAGATATTCGATGCGCTCTATATTCTTTTTGTCTCAAAATATAACGAGCATATCCACTTTCAAATAAACTTCCTTTCCACATCCAGCAATGTCCATACCATTTTTTCGAATCCCGAATCATCTTTGATGATGAATCTTCCATCGTTTTCATCCAAAACTTTGCAATATCCAATGGTGTCATTTTTATCATGGACAAATTATATCAGGGATCGTAATTTATCACAAAAAGAGATTGTAAAATATGCCTAGGAACAATGACCCTCTCTTTTGGCCTGAAGACGGAATAAACACATCTCTCCGTCAATCGATGGAGAAAAACTACTCTGATTGCATCAATATCTTACAAACTCAATGGTATCAAGCTGATGTAGATCAACGATTCTATCTCGGCGATCAAGATATTTGGGGACTCATATTTCCAGGTGTAGCCACATACAGACGCAAAGTCTGGAATTTCAATATCATGAATCCTATTGTTCAGGCTATATCCGGACAACAAAGGATGACCAGAAAATCTACTGCGTGCATCCCTGTCCATAATGGTGAGCAAAAAACAGCAGACCAATTAACAAAATGTCTTTACCACAATCATAAGCAAGGTTTTTATCAGACATTTAGTGATGCTTTTGAATTAGGCGCATTAGTTCAGGGATTAGGATTCATGTATCTATTTTCAGATAGCAGTCAAGATCCTATTTCACCAGATCCGCGCTGGAGATACATTGACATGAAATCCGCTCTGTGGGATCCATACTTCAGAAAACATGACATGAGTGATGCTAGGTACTGGTGGCTGAGGACATTTTTTGATCGTGAAGAAGCAGCTCTACTCTATCCTCAATTCGCCGATGATATTCTCAGTCTTCCTAAAGGCACATATCGAGATGACAAATTTTACTACATGCCAGAAGTTTACCAAATCCAATTTCCCAATCTTATCGCGTTTGATGAGTATTGGTATCTTACCAATAGAGAAGCGGTATATCTCGTCGATAAAAAAACGGAAGAAACGCAAGAGTTCACAGGAACAGATGAGCAGTTAAAAGATATCCTCAAAACGTTCAAAGGAAAACTTGCTACAATCAAGAAACAAATTCCAACTGTTAGACGCTCTATCATTCTCAATGATCGTGTGATGGTCGATGAACCTAACCCATATGGACTCGATTGCTATCCAGTAGTTCCAGTTCTTGGATATTTCACCGCAGATACTCCATATTATGCATATAAGTTTAGGGGGGTCTGTAGGGACCTTCGGGACCCCCAATATCTTTTCAACCGTTTGAAAGTCAGTAATTTAGAAATCTTGGATGCTCAACAACAGGGCATAAAAGTCAAAAAAGGTGCTCTAGTCACTCCTGATGATGCATTTAATAGTGGTCATGGTAGAGCTTTATTTATCGATCCCGAATATAGCATGGATGATGTTCAACCCATGCCTATTGTGCCGCCATCTCCAGTTATGTTGCAAATGGAGGAAATGTTAAAGGATGTAATCTATCGCGTTTCTGGGGTGGATCCTGCTTCTATGGGAATGGATGTTGATGATAAGGCAGGAATTATCTCAATGATGAGACAAGCCGCGACTTCGCGAAATCTCACGAAGTTTTTTGACCAAGCAGATGAAGCACAAAAATTATGTGGAGATCTTGAAATTAAGTTTATCCAACGCAATTGGACTTATGGAAAAGTTCGACAAGTCATTGGAGAAGATCCTTCGCCGGAATTTGATAACAAAATATTCTTCAAATATGGTTGCAAAGTTGTTCAAGCACCATTGACAGAGACTCAACAACAGCTAGAACTTGCCCAATTGTTGCACTTACAACAAATTTCCCCAGAGCTGATGCCTCTTGAAGAAGTTATCGAAGCTATGACTATTCAAAAT